AACATCACCCGGGTAATCGGCATTACCACGCTGACCATCCTGGCGATCATCGCCGCCATATCGCTGCTGACCTTTGCCATCGGCGCCGGCCGTATGGCTTGGCTGGCCATGGTGAGCGTCTGGAAAGTGGTGCAGCTGCTCAACCTGCGCACCGCCGCCGGCTTCGTGCTGCAGAAATTGGCCATCCTGGCTTACCTGTCCATCTTGACGTTGTTCGGTGCGGCCATGTTGGTCGTGCGCGGCGTCATGTTGGCCTGGCAGGGCGCGATCTGGCTGGTCAACTTTGCCCTGACTGCCAACCCCATTGGCGTCGTGGTGATGGGCATCGCCGCCCTGGTCGCTGTCGTGGTCGCCGCCGTTGTGTACTGGGACAAGTGGACGTCCGCGCTGATGAACACTGAGGCCTTTAAGTGGGTCAGCGCGCAGCTGAAAGCACTTTCTGACTGGTTCACGTCCATGGGCGGCTGGAGTGGCATGGCGAAGGCGGCATGGGACGGCATCGTTGCGATCTTTCACAAGTCGATTAACGCCCTGATCGAGTTGCTGAACAAGATCCCCGGCGTCGATATCGAGACCAAGTTCGGCGCGATGCCCGAGGTGCCCGGTACCGACATCGGCGTCAACACCGTGGACGGCGCTGCAGCGGCGCAGAAAGCGCGGGAAACCATCAACTCGGCCATTCCAACCCTGTCGCCGGCGCGGCCCAACGCCGTGCCCCCGGGCGGCTTGCTGACCAGCATCCAGAACAACAACAGCAGCCAGAACAAGGGTACCCATGTGGAAACCCTGAACATCCATACCGGCAAGCCTATGACCCCGCTGGAGCTGGAAAACATGATGAGCATGGCGGTACCAGGATGAGCGAATACATCGACCTGCTGATCCAGGACAACGACCTGGTGCTGGATCTGTCCCGTCAGCCGCTGCTCATCGATGACCGGGCCAGTATCGCCCAGGACATCGCTCACATGATCCGCGACAGCGGCCTGCTGGTGATCCTGGTTGCTGAGCGCGATCGGCTCAAGCAGCGCGACTGTATCCAGCAACTGGAGCTGCTGGTGGAGGCGGACGAGCGCCTGGTACCGGGTACCGCGTTGATCACTCAACTGGCGCCAGGGCAGTACCTGGTGACGGCCACCACCCTAAAATTCGGCACGATGGAGGTAACGTTGTGAGCGACGTAGATTTTAAGCAGGCCCTCACGGACGCGGGCATTCCGACCACCGAGGCTGGCCTGCGCCAGGCGTGGGAGGCTGAAGTTACCGCCCAGGGCAGCAAACTGAGTAACACCAGCACCTGGTCGCCGTTCTGGCGTGTTGTCACCGCTTTGGTGACGAAGCCGGTGATGTGGACTCTGGACTTCTTAATCAGCACGGTACTGCCGAATTTCTTCGTCAAAACCGCCGTGGATGCCTGGCTCGACATGCTGGCCTGGGGCGTGAACGTCGAGCGCAAGGGCGCGACCAAGGCGACAGGTTTTCTGCTGTTCACTCGCTTGGCTCCCGGCGGTGCCCTTGAGGTCGCGGCGGGCACGGTGGTGCAGTCCGCCGCGATCAATGGCCATGTTTACCAACTACTGACCACGGCGGTCGGCACCTTCACCGATGGCGTGATGCAGCTGCTGATTCCGGTCGAAGCGGTGGACGTCGGCAGCGGCTTCAACTTGGCGCCGGGGTATTACGCGATTTTGCCGGTGCCGATCGCCGGCATCGCCCAGGTGGTGAATGCCGAGGGCTGGTTGTCGAGCCCCGGCGCCGATCCAGAACCCAACGACGAACTGCGTCTGCGTGTGCGCAACCAGTTCTCGGCGGTCAACCAATGGCACACCGACGCGGTGTATCGGGCGATGATTTCCGCCTTCCCGGGCGTGCGTCCAGACGGCGTGTATTTCGAGCACGGCGCCCCGCGTGGCCCCGGCAGTGCCAATGCCTTTGTGCTGTTCGATGCGGACGTGCCGGCGGCGACTTACCTGGAGCAGATCAACGCGCACATTCGCGACCTGGGCAACCATGGCCACGGCGACGACCTGCTGGTGATGGTGATGCCCGAAACCCTGCACGCGCTGAGCGTGACGCTCTGGCTGCGCTCGACCTTGACCGAAGTCCAGCGCCAAACCTTGCTGGACGAAACCGCATTGTTCATCCGTGCTGCCTTTCGTGAGAGCACCACCAGCGACTATCAGCCGACGCTGACTTATCCACAGTCGCGGTTTTCCTTCAGTCGCCTGGGCGAAGAGCTGCACCAGCAGTTCCCGGGCATCGAGTCGTTGCACTTCGACAACGACGACATCCTCTCGGAGCTCAACATCCCCCGGATCCAGAGTCTGGAGGTGCTGATCAATGATTAAGCTCGATCTGAAGTTCTGGCTGGCCGGAACCGAGCTGACCAAGCTCAAGGACGCTGCCCAGAGCTGGTGGGAAAAAGTCGAGGGGTGGTTGCGTTGGCCACTGCTGCAGCTCGACGCCGATACCTGCCACCTGGTCATGCTCGACCTGCTGGCCTGGCAGCGCGACATCACCCGCTTCAAGGGCGAGCCGGAGGCCCTTTACCGCCTGCGCGTGAAGTTCGCCTTCATCAACGCAGTGGACGCCGGCAGCACTGCCGGCATGAAACGCATCCTGCAGCGACTGGGGGTCGGTTACGTCGAGATCGAGGAACGCATGCCCGATCGGGATTGGGACGTGGTGCTGCTGCGTTTCTCTGATTCCCAGCTGTCGAAGAACCCCGAGCTGCTGCGCGTACTGATCCAACAATACGGCCGCACCTGCCGCCGCTATGACTTCGTGACCCTTACCCCAGTGACCTTGCGTGTCGCCGTGGTCGACTTCAACGACGACCAGCAAACGCTGGTTGCCAGCCTGTAGGAGCCCCCCAATGGGAGCCAGCATTACCCTTGCGGGTGAAAACCTGATCGCGCAAAAACAAGCCGCCAAGCAGGGGCTTGATGTGGTGCGGTTCATTTTTGCCAACGTTCCCGGACTCGATTCCAGCGGACCGGTCGATCGCGCCGCACCGAAGCCAGCAGCAGGGCAGATCGTCCACGTCTACGACATTCCCGACGGCAACGCGGGCTACGTGAACCCCAATCAGGTCGTGTACAGCTCGCAGATCGGCTCCGACGTTGGCGACTGGGACTTCAACTGGATCGGGCTCGAGACAGCAGAAGGCGTGCTATTTGCCGTGGCGTACGTGCCGCTGCAGATCAAACGCCGCAATATCCCGCCGCTGCAGATCGGCAACAACCTCACGCGCAACTTCCTGGTGGCGTTTGACGGGGCCCAGATGCTGACCGGCATCACCATTGATGCCAGCACCTGGCAGCACGACTTTACCGTGCGCCTGGCCGGGATCGATGAGCGCGAGCGCCTGAGTAACCGCGACATTTTTGGCCGTGCCTGTTTCTTCGGCGCTTCGCTGCAGCTGGTGAAAGTCGGCAGCGTTTATCAGCTCCAACCGGGGAGCGCCTATATCGAAGGTATTCGTCTGGTGCGCTCTGCTGCACTCGCAGTAGTGCCGCCAGCCTTCCCGACCACTGCATGGCTGGATGTGGCCCTGCAGCGCGAGCTGAGTGATGTGGTGGCCAGCTGGAACGTGGTGTTTGCCGTCGATCGCCCGGACTACACCGACAGCGCCGGTGTGCGCCACTACTGCGTGGCCATCGCTGATCTACCGAATGCCGCCACCATTACTGATCGTCGCAGCGTCGAGCTGATCGATGGTCCGTTGGTCACGCACTTCGCGGCCCGCACCGGCGATTACGAACACCTGCGCGCTCGGGCCACCACCAAGGAAGACGTGGACCTGGGCAACCTCCCCAACGCCAAAAGCGACAGCCTGGTGCTCGCCGACAGTGAAAGCCTGGCGACGTCCAAGGCGGTGGCTGATCTGTGGAAAACGATCTGCGTGCAGATCTCCAGCGTGGCGGCGGATAAGGCGCTGACAGCTGCCGATCGGGGATTGGTCGTGGTCGACGCCGCCGCCGGCAACCGCACCGTGACGCTGCCCCCGGCGAACGCGGCATTGGGGGTGATCGACTTCATCGTTCGACGTGCCGACAACAGCGTCAACCGCCTGGTGGTGCAAACCAGTGGCGCGGACAAGATCAAGTTCCATACCCATTTGCGCGCCGCCGGTTACAGCTTCCTGACCCTGATGGGCTCGGGCGACTGGTGGCATTTGCGCAGTGACGGCGCCGGCAACTGGTGGCCGGTGGGACGGTTCGACACCACGCCACTGGGCCGGCCGGTGTTTGAAACCACCACCGTGTTCCAGCCAGGTGGCTATGGCGGTTTGAGCAGTGCCGTGTTCAACCGCGCCGACTGGCCGTGGTTATGGGATCACGCACAGCAGTCCTCAATGCTGACCACCGAAGCGGCTCGCGTTGGGATGGAAGGCGGGTGGACCAGTGGCGATGGGGTGTTGACGTTCCGGGGGCCGGAGGGTCGAGGCGAGTTCTTGCGAGTTCTGGATGAGGCTCGCGCAGTCGATCCGGGTCGCGCTGCGGGTAGCTGGAAGGACTCTCAGAACCTGATCCACAACCACACGACTCCTGGTGCTGGGAACTTCGGCACCCAGATGCAGGGTGGCGGCAGCAACAACTATTCGCAGTGGACACCCGGTACCACTTCATCTAGCGGTGGATCGGAGTCTCGTCCTCGATCGATCGCCTATCCGGGCCGGATCAAACTCATTTAAGGGGCTTCTATGTTTACCTATTTTTTTGACCCGTGCGGCATTCTGACAGGGCCGTTTGAGGTGCCAGCGATCCCGGGTGTTGGACAACAGCTACAGCTGCCGGGCAATGCCATCCAGATGGAAAAGCTTCTGGCCCAACCAGAGGCTGGCCATGTTTGGGTGCTGGTCGAGGAAAAACCGCAGCAGGTGGCAGACAACCGCGGCGCTGTGTTCAGCACTGAAACAGGCGCTGAAGATGAGCACCTGGAGCTGGGCCCGTTGCCTGAAGGCTTGACCAAAGAGCCGCGACCTTCCGCGCAGTATCACTGGCGTGCCGGGGCTTGGGTGAAGGACGCCGTGCAAGTTCACCTGGTGAAAGTCTACGAAGTGAACCGCGCCTGTGAGGCCGCCATCATTGTTGGCTTCTGGTCGTCGGCATTGGGCGAGCCCCACAACTACAGCAGCCAACTGGAAGATCAATTAAACCTGAACGGGGTTATTTTTCGCGGCGTTGACACCCTCTATCCCTGTCGCGACGAGCGGGGGCGCAAAGAGTTCAGGCCCCACACCTTTGCGCAGATTCGTCAGGTCAGTGATGACTTCACTGTATACAAGCTGGAGCTGCTGCAGAAAGCGTTGCAGCTGAAACATGTGCTCGACCTGGCTCTGGAGAGCGATGACGTGGCCGCGCTTGAGGCCGTGACTTGGGAGCCAATCCAATCATGAGTTGGCCACCGGTGACCATGCGCTGGCCGGAGCAGGCTACCCAATGGATGGACGGACTGGGCGCGGCCAAGGATCTGGCCGGCAGTGAACTGGCCAACACCGCCTTGCGCTTGGCCAGTCTCGACGGGCAGGCCAGTACCAACCCGGGGCCGGTCGGTGAGGCGGCGAAAAGTGCGATCGCAGCTGGCCGTGCCGCGATGGCCAGCCAGATGGGCGAGGCGCCGGCGTGCCTGGTGGTGACGCCGTTTCAAAGCGGCATTGGCCAGGGACGCGGCAACCAACGTTTCCTGTCGGCACCGAATCTGCTGCAGCAGCTGGCGAGCAAATTGGTCGACGGCACCGACACCGGCCGCCCGACCGGGCCGCAGTACGCGCTGTCAGTGTTGTT